GTCGGCCTGTAATCCCAATATGGGGTACAGACCCGCTTCCGCCTGTACTTCACGGTGTCATGCCTGACACCGATTGTACAGTCGTTAACACTACGCTGCCAAAACGCCACCATCAACCCGTCAGGGTTGTAGAGACGAGTTTTGGCTCCGCGCGGTACTATAATGGCAGAATCCATGATCCTGATCTTAACGCCGATTGCTTGATACCTAGTGTATAAAACACTTGACGTATCAGCGCTAATCGGCAGATCAGAGGTCATAGACTCCGGCACTTTTATACCAGCAGAATCATCCTCGAAGAACGGAATACGATTGTAAGGTACAGAACGTACCAGCAATCGAACAACGTTTCTCAAAGGTATACCTGTCCTTGCTGAGAACAGGTTAAACTGGTTAATTACAGCGTATCGGTCCTGAATGGTGTCTAGTCGCTTGACATAGACACCTCTGATGTTACGACCTCGAAAGAAGTCGGCACCACAGGACTCGCGGAACGGACCCTCAACAAAGGTCTTGTCTTGGTTGACCACAAAGCCAAGGGCGTCAATGAGATACAAAACCTGCCTACTTATAGAAGTAGGGCAGATGATGTCATCACCAAAGACACCCCAGTTTCCGTGGAATTCGCCTCTCGGATGGTTGAGTTTTACACCAACCAAACGAGAAGCTGCCAGGACCATGCAGGAGAACAACATGGTCTGCAAGGGAAATGTAAAACCATTCCCCATAGTAGAAACCATGTGCAGATCCAGCATTGACCCGTTAGGGAGCTGGCATCTCTCAGAGCGGTACTTAACAAGTTGGTCATAAAACCAACGAGGAAGGCACCACTCCAGCATCCGCATCGAGATGGAATCTGATGCGGACGAGAGATCGATTGTGATCAATCCCTCAATGCCAGAGCTACCCAGATGGGCCAGCTTACGGTTCTTGAACGGTTGCGAAGCCATATCTATTCCAAACATGGCCTGAAGCCGCCGCTCAAGGTGATAGCCTAAACCGAGCTGAAAAAACATATTCAGTGTTGGTTCAACGCATATACACCGTGAGACTGTATCGTCCTTTGGGACAAAGCTTAAACGATTCCCTGCGACTATGCTAGCTTCGCCGTAATGGAGGCTGCGGAAGACTTCCGCATCATTCCACGACGTGAAGTTTGAAGCATAGCGCCTGTACCAAAAGTACAGGTCAGGACGTGTGCAAGTGAGGGGGGAGGCAAACAGCTTAGTATAGCTGTCGCCTCCTCTTGCCTCTATTGATGCTCCGGGGCCACATCGACCAAAGTCGAGAAGGCTTCGGGGATCATCAACAAGTGCGTAGCCATTTGGATTAAGAAACTCGTAGACGGCGCGTTTAAATTCGCCGAGTAGAGCTTCTTGCCAATATTCTACGTTAACCTGCAGCTCCCAAGCTCGACACCGTTCATTGACGGATGCGAACTTTTCAAGCGCCTTGTTATCTTGCAACTGAGAGGATTGTACCTGAAATTTCTTCAAGCACGCCTTCATAGCTGAATAACAAGACATCTCGGTGAGAGACGCATCGGGACCAAGGCCAAAAGTCTGTATTTTAAGCAGACCTTCGGGACCCAGAACTGATGCTACATCATTGAGCAAGGCTTTGTAAAGAGCGTCAGGGTTAAGACCCATAATGCCTCTCCAAAACTGCTATTACCATATGACAATGATCACCCACCTTCAGAGAATGTCGGTCGTGAGACCGTCAGACTCCTTGATGAGTTGCTTTGTGGTCATAACCACATAAGGCCCATCGACAGGTGCGGACATGCATCCAGAAGCTGCATCGTAATTAGGGAGCCAAATGCCACCTCGACCCGATTTAGTAAAAACCGGGATGAGGGACACAAAGTCCTTATAACAAAACAGCAAATGGAAGCGTCCGAGTGATCCTCGGCCAAATACACCAGCTCTGCACGCTTTCTGCAAGGCATTAAACGTCTGCTCGGTATGACACCGGACATTCGAGAAATACTTGTAATCGCGTAAAGAAGCGAGCGTAAGCTCCGCAGAATCCAATCCGTAAGCTATACGGATCTGGGTGCGCTGCTTAAACTCGGGACGTGTATCGGCGAGAAGGCGAACATGGAAGTTCATTTGTCTACTCCATAAGGAAGTTTAGGGTAAGATGGAACGCAAGACTCTACAAAGAATATCGCTAGTAAAATAACGATAAATAAGTAGAATAAGCACTCCATCACAAGAAACGCTAAATATGGAATAATCTCTTGCGAGATTATTAAGCGAAAGGCGGATATCTTAGATGATACCCGTCGCCGCCATATCGCCCAGGCCAGCAGATTGCTGGTTAAGGGCGCCCACAAGTAGCGCGATAGCAGCTCGCACGTTTGCCGCGTCATACGCATCAGACCCAGCTGGTACGGAGATTTCACACCGTATCAGCATAAGATCAGGTGCGTTGTTCGCGGCAAAGTTGACACCTTTACGAACGTTGAAGGTGTGCACGTTGCGAGGAACGGAGGCATATTTACCAGTCGTCGAGTTCGGAGACGGAAGAACCTTAGGGTTCTTCGCTCTGTTCACGGTGATGGTAAACGGGTCAGACACAGAATGTGTACGGACTCCAGTCTGCGTACCGCCTAAAGCGGTAACCGCATGCTGTTTCCCGTTAACGTCCGGCGCCACGTCCTGCGTAATAGTATACGTAGGAGAAGTGAAGCCGGTCTGTGCCCCGCCTGTTACGGGCGTGGATAGTGCCCAAGTCATAGGTTTTACCTACTAGAACGATGTTAAGCTCATGAAAGAGCTAGGACCTCGCAGCTGTTAATAAAGCGGCCATATTAAGCCACTTTGTATCCGTATGCGGCATTCTAAATCCGATCGTAGGAACGATCAGACCAGAACCCGGACTACGGTATATCAGCCTAAAGGTATTGGTGATAGAACAAGGATTGCTAAAACTGGACGTATAAATATCCTTCGGATCGGTCAGTGGGTTGGCGACAACTTGCAGTACCGCATTGGAGTTTTTAGACTCCTGGATAATGGTCTGTTGCCACCAAGCAATGGACGATTGATTGAAGGAATTTGCGTTCAGCACAGCACCAATGGTGCTAAAATAATCGGCAAGGAAAGAGAACGGAACAAGCTCCCACGCAGTGGGAATAACTTGCCTCCAATCGACGCCAAACTGCGACAACGTAGCGCAACCATTCGGTGGGACAGTAGTTACTGCCCCAAGATAAATTGCGCGTGCTGTCAGCCTATGACGTGCGAAATCGTACCTCGTATAGATACCGCCCTCAGTGTAGAAAGGGTATGAAGGGCCCTCCTCATCGTACTGACCGTAGCCCTTGACATATTGTGTCGAGGGACCATCGTGTTCAAGACGACGAAGAGCCTCCATTCCGTTTTTTACATCCGAGATAAGCGGCGCCCATCCGAATACGTACTCTAACCAAGTCTGGGCAACTACCTTACTTTGTCGAGAAGGCTTCGCTCTATTGCGACGCGTCTTAGCGTCACGTATATAGTCGAAGAGACCTCGATATAAAGCCTGGGCAGGATGCCTGATCATGTGCAAGGCCTCCCCAAATTCACCAGCAACGACAAGCGACTGTAAAGCCGTCTGCGCGTTGAGGCATTTCTGGAGGAACCTTATTTTAGCAATGTTCTGCGCTTTATCAGTTGGAAGACTACCTGGATAGGTAAAACCTGGGTTAGCAACGAAGCAACCCTGGTGTTCCTGGTGTGTTGTAAGGTCCGGTCCTGCGAAAGTATCGATATGCTTCACTTCATAGATAATAGAACCAGTGATCACCTCGGATTTTGCAATCCGGCCCATAAAGCCGGAGGTTGCACCGACGCGATTCTGAATTCTACTTTTCCAGTTAGCGATACTACCTGTGTGCGTCATTTCATTGAAGCACCCAATGTAGTTGATCGTAGGCTCAGGCCGGTTTGGTAACGGATTGTTACCAACCTGCGTATATGAGTACGATGCATCCTGATACTTAACAAGATACGGCTTGAACTTAAATACAGCCATGATACTTCCTTCTGACAAATAGGCCTGAAAGGCCAAAAGGAGACCCTCGAAAGAGGGACCCATCCTAAACTCAGGCGTTAGCCTGGGCAAGGACTCACTACACTCTCGTGTACTCCTCGTTAGAGGAAGCTACGAGCATGTAACAAGGCGGGCCCGAAAGGG